TTAATTTTGTAAATTAGTAAAAAATAGTTATGTTATCAGATGCAATTTATGGACGTACTACTATGGTGTTTGTCCATAAGGATTTTGAAGTAGTAATTGAAAAGATGGGTGTGTACGTAGGACTTGCCAAAAAATTCATAAAGAAGTTTAAGAGGTATCAGTACATTAAGCATGTTGAAAAGTTACCTGATGGTAAATGGTGCTTAGTTTTTAAATTACTACCTTCAAACCATGAAGCAGTTAAAGAGTATAATATGATTGTTGAACAAAGTAAAAAAGATCTTTGGGTTAATAGCCTTAATGCAATTACAGAAGGATGATAATCAAGGTTTTAGAAGCAATCTACAAGACAGTTCCTTCTGATGTTGAAGGAGAGTTACCTCAAGAGGTACCTTCTAAGTTTGTTTCTAAAAGAATGGAGGTTATTGAGATTACTGAGTATAGTGAATTAGTTAATCCAAGGACTAAAAAACCTTATAAGAAGAGATGTCTTTTTAGATGTATGGATCAATGGCTAGTAGTAAATCATTCATTTGATGAACTTACACAGATGAAGAACACTCAATCAAGAATAATAATTAAAGGATTTTATGACACGTCTGCAAGACAAGGTAATAGAAAAGCTAATAGAGGTAGGAAAAAGTAATAATGTTTCCTTTGTAGAAACTAGAAGAGTTTACACAGCTTTATTTGATTTTTTAGTTAAGGAGTTCTCTCAAATATCTGATGCTGATGTATCTACTTGGGATAAGAATGTTATTGTCAAAAATTTTGGTAAATTTGTAGTAAATAAAAGTAAATTAAAAAGATATGAATCTAAAAGAACAACTAATGAGCAATCCAATGAACTCACCGAGTAAGTTTATTGGTAGATTATTTGAAGCTAGAGATGTAGCACATCTAGAACATCTTAAAGTTAAAGGTCCTGGTGCCTATGCAGCACATACAGCCTTAAATGGATTTTATGATTCCTTACTTGACTTAGTTGATGGGTTTGTAGAAAGCTATCAAGGTAAGTATGGTATTGTTAATATTGAAGTTAAGTCTGTTAAACCTTTAGAGTTTATGGAGTATATCCAAGAGCTTGCTAAATATATAGAAGCATCAAGAGAAATGTTTAAGGAAGATTACCTTAAGAATCAAGTTGATGAACTTGCAAGTTTAACATATTCAACTATTTATAAATTAAAATTTCTTAAGTAATGAGGATCTTTGATTTAAAAGATAATGAGATAACTGTATCTCCAGAAGTATTATCTATTCTGGTATTTAAGGATATTTGGGATAGTGATAAAAGTAAAAACAAAAAGAATGCATACAACGATTTTAAGTATATCTATCATATATGTGATTTTAACTCTCCTTATAACAATTACTCAGAGAAGAAGAGAGAGGAGGCTGTTAAGGAAGAAATCATTGGAGAAAAAACCTACACCCCATCGGAGAAAGTATTACAGGCATGTAGAGTCTATAGAAATCTAAAAGAATCTCCTATTGAAAGGTTATTCTATGCAGTAAAGGATAAGATAGAAGACATTACTCTTTATTTTAAAGATAATGACTTTAATGATGAAACTTCTCAAACTACATTAAAGGTTATTGATTCTGTTAGTAAACTTGTTGGTCAGTATAAGACTTTAGAATCAGCTGTTAAGGCAGAAAAAGAAACTACTAATGTTAAGATTAGGGGAGATAAAAAGGTAGATGGTAATTTTAATGAATGATGTTAACTAATACAAAAGCATTTCTAGAAGCAAGGATTAACTATGAGATCACAGGAGCATACACTAATGCTTTGATTGGTACTCATCAGTATAATGAATTCTGGAAAGAAGAGCAGAGAAAATGTATGGAAGGGGTTACTATTGGTAACTTAACTATACCAGGAACTTATTACTTCTATCTAAACTATACAAGGATGGATTTGAAGGATGAGAAAACAGGTAGAAAAACCCAAGGTTTCCCTAGGTTTACTGATGTTGACTTAGAGTTCTTTACTTTAATTGAGAAAGCTAGACAGGAAAAGAAAGGGTTTATAATGGTTAAGCCAAGAAGAACTGGTTTCTCTTATAAGAATGCTGCTCTAGTTACACATGAATATAATTTCTATAGAGATGCTAAATGTATTATATCAGCTTATGAGAATAAGTATTCTGATAATACAATGGCAATGACTCTAAATAATTTGAACTTTCTAGATCAGGCTACTGTATGGTATAAGCCTAGAAACCCTAATACTCAGGACTTTGTAAAGGCTAGACACCTTAAGAAGATGGAAGATGGTAGGGATATTTGGGTTGGTTACCAATCACAGATAAAGAAGATTACATTTAAGGATAACTCATTTGCATCTGCTGGTTTATCAAGCTCTATATTCTTATTTGAGGAAGCTGGTATCTTTAGTAATATTATTGAATCTTACAATATATCTGAACCTTGTTGGAAAGATGGTGAAGATATGATTGGTATTCCTATTATTTATGGTACTGGTGGTGATATGGGTGGTGGTACAGCAGCATTTTCTGAAATGTATTATGATCCTGATAGATTTAACCTGTTATCATTTCCTAATGATTGGGAGTCAGATAAAGGTAATCAACAGTGTGGTTGGTTTTTACCTGCTACAAGACAGAGATTTGGTGTATATACTGATAAGGAAACTAAAGAAACTTATAAGCTAGTAGATGAGGAGGGTAATTCTAATGAGAATGCTGCTATGAAGTCTATTCTAGCATTTAGAGAAACTAAGAAAGGTAATCCATCAGCATTTAGAGATGCTGTTACACAGTACCCAATAACACCATCAGAAGCATTCTTGGTAACATCAGGGAATATGTTTCCTACTATGTTACTTAATGAAAGGTTAGCTGAATTAAAAAGTAATCCTCAGAAATATGCAGAAGCTAGTTGGATTGGTAATTTAGCTGTTAATGAAGACGGTGAATTAAGGTTTACTTCATTAGATAATGTAGTTCCTTTGAGAGACTATCCTTTAAAGAAAAGACCAGATGATGATATTACAGGTTGTATAGAGATATTTGAACAGCCTCAAAAGGATAATGATGGTAAGGTATTTCCTAGAAGATATATAGTATCTATTGACCCTTATGATGATGATTATTCTACCACAGACTCAGCAGGTTGTGCTTTTGTATATGATAGGTTTACTAGAAGAATAGTAGCTGAATACACAGGAAGACCTCAATTAGCTAAGGATTTCTACGAGAATTGTAGGAAGTTAATTATTTACTACAACGCTATGGGATTCCCAGAGATTAATAAGCTAGGATTTGTTACATATATGGAGCACAAAAAGGCTTTACATATGTTATCAGAAACTCCATTACAACTTAGAGATAAGATTGAGTGGAAACCTAACTTGAATACATCTTATGGGTTTAAGGCAACTGAAAGAACCAATACTTGGGGTAGAGAATTGATTAGAGAGTGGTTATTGGAACCAATTGAACCTAACTCTGAGATATTAAATGTAATGAGAATACGCTCTACAGGCTTAATTCAAGAGTTGATTAAGTGGAATAAAGATGGTAACTTTGATAGGGTATCATCCTTGATTGCTGCATTGATTTTAGACGTAACTTTAAACAGGGAAATTATTAAGAAAGAAGAGGTAAAAACTAAGTCCTTTTTAGAGTCTCCTTTTTTTAAAGAAAAGGGGTTTTTAAAAGAAAGCTATGATCCGTTGGATGAAGTAAATAGCTATAGAGATAATACCTTGTATTTTAATAATATGTTCCGTAGATAACTAACTTTGTAAAAATGAATAATTTAGTAATACAAGTACCAAGGCAGACACTATCAGATGATAAAAAGAACCTGGAGTGGGCTAAAAAATGTATTGATGCTGGTGAAAATGTTTTAATGTTTGATTCATCTGTAGTTAGACAAACCTTTTATAATAAGAAGGTTAACTATAGATTGAGAAATAACATGCTAACAGATAAGGATTTAGAATCTATATGTGAACCATATGGAATTGAGTTTTCATCTTTCCCTAAAAATATACAGCATATAGGTCTAGGTAACTCAAAGATAAATACTTTGGTAGGTGAAGAAGCTAAGAGGTTAACAAGATATCCTTTTAAGGCGTATATTTCATCATCTGACCAAATGGGGATTTCTTCCAAAGAGGAAGATATTAGAGATATGTGGTACCAAAAATTGGTATCAATGGCACAACAAAAGCTACAAGCATCTTTACAAGGACAAGAGGTTGATCCTCAAGTAATGGAAGAAGAGATGCAAAAAGAACTAGCTAAGTTCGATAAATATTTAAAGTATAGTTATCAGGATTTAAAAGAAATAACTGCTAATAAGATACTTAAGTATGAGTATAAAAAATTAAAAGTTCCAGATGTTTTCCTAAGATGTTGGGAAGACTTCTTGATCTCAGGTGAGGAAGTTGTATGTATTGAAGAGCTTGGAAATGATATTGTATTTAGAAAAGTAAATCCTTTATATTTATTTACTATTCAATCACCTGAAACTTATAAACTTGAAGATGCAGACTGGATTGTAGAATATACAATGATGTCAGTAGGTCAAGTTGTGGATGCATTCCATTTAGAATTAACCAAAGACCAAATTTCAAATCTTGAGCAAAGTAAGGAGTATAATTCAATGAGAACTGGTGGTATTCAAATGGCTTACAACAGAGATATTACTGTTGAAGAAAGATTTGGATATACAGCAGGTGAGCTGTTTGTACCCAACCAAATTGCTACACATTACTTTGGTGGTGCTTATGACCAAAGGGGTAATGTTAGGGTAATGAGGGTTTGCTGGAGATCTAGAAGAAAGATTGGTAAAGTAAGTTATTATGATGAGTATGGTAGTCCACAAGAAAAGGTTGTAGATGAATACTACAAGATTGATAAAGATGCAGGTGAAACTGTAGAGTGGTTATGGATTAATGAGTGGTGGGAAGGTACTAAAGTAGCTAATGATATTTATGTTAAGATTAGACCTATTCCATACCAATCAAGAAGTATGTCTAATCTGTCAGAAAGTAAACCACCTTATGTAGGTATTTACTGTAATACTAATAATTCAAGGGTAATGTCATTTATGGATGTTATGAAACCTATGGATTATTTGTATGATATTTTCTTTCATAGATTAAACCTAGCTATTTCTAAATATAAAGGTCCAATGCTAGCAATTAATACTAGTATGATTCCTTCAGAATGGGATCCTTTGAAATGGTTACAGTATGCTGAAGCTACCAATGTAATGTTTATGGATCCTACCAATGAGGTACTTAAAGGACCACTACAGGGTAAGTCAGCAGGTACATATAATCAGTTAGCTGCAACAGGTATTAATCTTGAGATGGGTAATTACATTAATCAGCATGTACAGTTACTATCATTTGTAAAACAACAGCTTGATTTAATTTCAGGTGTTAATGAATACAGACAAGGTGACGTTAAAGGTGATGCCAATGTAGGTACATCTAATATGGGGTGGACTGCATCTAACTCTATGACTGAGAAGTATTTCTCTCTACATAACTCATTTAAGAGGGATTGTATGGAGAGATTGTTAGAAGTTGCTAAGTATGTATGGAAAAATAATCCACATAAAGTACAAGCTGTACTTGATGATATGGGTTCAGAGATTGTAAGCTACTATGATGAGTTTGCAGAATCACAGTATGATATCCATATTGATGATGGTCCTAATACTCAAGAACTTATGCAGGCTCTTAACCAACTTGCACACGCAGGTATGCAGACTGGTCAGATTAAGTTTAGAGATATTATTGAAATCTATAAGAAAGATAGTATATCTGCGCTTGCTAGATACTTGGAAGAAGCTCAAGATAAGATTACTCAAGAGCAACAACAAATGCAGCAAATGCAGCAAGAATCTCAAGAGAGAATGGTAGCTCAACAGCTTGAAATGAGAGCACAAGAGTTACAGCTTGAAATGGAGAAACTAAATAGAGAAGATGTTAATAGACAATTGGATAGAGAGAATAAGATTCAATTGGAAACTATTAGAGGTATGAGCTATTTACAAGATCAAGATGTTAATGAAAATATGGTTCCTGATATTTTAGAACAAAGCAAAATTGCTTTACAGCAACAAAAACAAACATATGAACAAATTCAAAAAGAAAGAGAGTCACAGTTAAAAGGACAAATAGAACAACGTAAAAACCAACTTGAAAAAGAAAAACTTAATTTAAAAGAGAAAGAATTGAATGTTAAAAAAGATATTGAAAAAATGAAAGCTGATACTGCTTTAAAGATAGCTAGAGAAAACAAGAACAAATATGATAAAAAATAAGCTATATAGAAAAACAAGCTTATTTGGTAGATAAACAATTATTAATAATAATTTTGTAAGAATAATATGAAACGTAACAAATTTTACAGCCCAGATTTTGAAGCTCCTGAAGGAGGAGCAGGTGAAGTAATCAATAATTCATCTGATAAAAACTTGGTAAAAGACGTAGCTGAAACCAATGAATTTGACTTTGACACAGAGTTGTCAGATCTAATTAATGACTCAGCAGATGAGGATGAAACACCAGAAAGTAAAGCAAAAGATTTTGCACCACCTTCTGATAAGAAAGAACCTGCTAATGAAGAGGATGAACCTCTTTATAAAGTATTAGCTGAACAGCTTAAAGCAGAGGGGTTATTTGAGGAAGAAGACTTCCAAGAAGATGATGATTTTAAATTTGATGGTACTCCAGATAGTTTTAAATCTTTAATGGAAAGACGTGACTTCAAAAGAGGCGTAAAGATCTTTGAAGATATTGTATCTGAAATGCCTACTAAAATGCGTAAACAGTTTGAACTGTTTATGGATGGTCTAGATGAAGATTCTTCACTAGATATTGGTAGCAAAGTAGTTGATTATTCATCAATCACTAAAGAGACTCTAGAGTCTGATCCTCAGAAAGCAGAGCAGCTTTATAGAGACCTTCTTAAAACTAAAGGGTTTTCTCAAGAAAAAATTAACAAGTATGTGGAAAGAGCTAGAGATCTAGATGAATTAACTGATGAAGGCTTGGAAGCTGCGCAGATTTTAAATCAAGAAGCTCAAAGACAGATTGAACTTAAAAAACAAGAAGAACAAAATATTGCATTTCAAAGACAACGTGAAGCTCAACAAAGACTTCAAGCTTTGAAAGCAACAATCTCACAAACTCCAGAGATCTTCAAGGGAGTTCCTATTACAGATAAAATGAAAGATCAACTGTATAAGTCAATGACAGAAACAGTTGCTTATGATGAAAATAAACAACCATTAAACAAAGTGGCTGCTATTTCCAGAAAGAATCCAGAAGCATTTAGATTGCAACTGCATTACTTGACAGAACTAGGTTTATTCAATATGGATGAGAAAGGTAACATTAAACCTGACTTAACCAAACTAATGCGTCTAGCAGAAACAAAAGTTACTAGAAGTATTGATGATAGACTTAAAAAAGCAGCATTTAAATCAGGCTCTAACTTAAGTAATAACCTTAATGATAAAGAGGTTGATGTATTAACTTCACTAGAAAATTTCCTAAATAATAAATAAAAATGCAATTATTTCAACTACAAAAATACGCAGCTAAAGATTACAATGGTCTTGTAACTGCAAACAATTTGGGTGCACTCTATATGAAACGCCCACAGCTTGTAACTAACACCATTCATCAAATCTTTAGAACTAATCTGAAGAATGCGATGTTTGATTTCCTCAACCAGTTTCCTACTATTGAAGTAGAAGAAAACAACTTCTATGAGTGGATGCTCCAAGGTCAACATGATAAAAACATTCCTCTTCTTGAAGCGTATGATGCAACAGGAACCTCAGCAGCAGCTGCAGGTGAGCTTGGTGCAGGAGTAGCTGCTTTCTATATGGTATTTGGGGAAGAGTATTTTGAGCCAGATAACATTCTTAAAGGTAACAAAGCAGAATACCTTTTGAGAGTTCTTTCTGTTAAACCAAAAGGCACTAACTTTGAGTATGAAGTAGAACTTCTTACATCAGATCCAATGCTTTCAGTACCTGCAGAAGAGCTTGAAGCTGGTCAGCGTTGGGCTAAGTTTTTCAACGTAGCTCCATCAACATTATCTAACAGAGGTCAGAAGCCAAACTTTACTTCACCTTTCAGAATGAGAAACCGCATTACTATGCAGCGTTTTGAATATGAAGTTCCTGGTAACATGATTAATGAAGGTAAAAACTATCCTTTGGAGTTCTCATTCCCAGGTGTAGATGGTAAGCAAGAACGTGTTTGGATTAACTATCTAGATATGATTGCAATGTACCAAGCAGAAGTTGCTAACGTAGTTATGCACTTTTATGGTCTACATAACTTTACAGATCGTGACTTGTTCTTGAACAAAGATGCATCAGGTAAATATCCTGTTGAATCAGGTGCTGGTCTTTTTGAGCAAATTGCACCATCTAACATTCACTACTACTCAACACTAGATCTTGACTTCTTAACTGAAGTATTCTTGGATCTTTCTATTGGTAGAATTGAAATGGGTAATCGTGTTGTAACACTTTGCACAGGTGAATACGGTATCCGTGATTTCCACAGAGCTGTACTTGCTAAAGGTGGTACTGAACTAATGATTGCTAACACTTCAGGTCAAGGTCCAGGACGTTCTAATGATACAACTATCTATAAAGAAAATGGTGGAAAACTTAACGGTATTCCTAAGCCACTTTCAGCTGGTTTCCAATTTACTAAATACTACTCAATCAACGGTATTACATTTGAATTGATGTATTGCCCAATGTTTGATGATAAAGTTCTTTTCCCAGAAACTCACCCAGAAGGTGGTACTACAGAATCACGTAGAATGCTAGCACTTGACTTTGGTGGAGAATCAGGAATTAAGAGAGTAGCAGTAAAAGGTCAACCTTCAGTATTCCGTTATATCCCAGGTATGCGTGATCCATTTACTCCTGCAGGAAAAGGTTCTCCTTCAGTAGCAGTTTCACGTTCTGATGGATATGAAATTCACAGAATGATGTGGGGTGGTATGATGATTACTGACCCAACTAAAGTTGTAGATTTCCGTTATAACTTAGTATAATAAAAAATATAAAGAGGGGGTGAAATATCTCCCTCTTTATTTTAACTTTGTAAAATAAATAAATAAGAAATTATGGCTAAAAAGGAATTAGAATTAGAACAGGAAAAATTAACAAACTTTCTAATTGAAAAAGTAGTAAAAGTGGTACCAGTAGTTAGACCTAACAGTTGGTCTCACAAATACCAAATTACTGAAGATGGTAAAGATAAGACCAATGGTGCTTATCAATTTAACACGGCAATTACATACCTATCAGTACCTATTAATAAAAAGACAGGTATTATGTATAGACCATTAGATAATATTGCTAGAGTAAGAACTCCTGAGTTTCCAAATGAGGAAATCACAGAACAAGAATTCTTTGAAAGATTACTTGGTCTAGCTAAAGGAGATCTTGATATTGGTAAATACAGAACTGATGAAAAAGGTAATCGCCATCCAGATACTTTCTGGCAAAAACTTGGTACTGTAAAACTTAGAAATGAATCTAATGTTTTAGATCTATCTGTTCCTATGGATATGATTAGATATAAAGTACTTATGCTAAACAAGACTGTTATAGCACCTTCACCTGCTGAGAAAAACAAAAAACGTACTTACAGATTTATGCTTGTAGATCAAGAAGTTGCTGAAGTGCAGGAAAAAGAAGATCTTAACACTAAACTTGAAGCATTCTCTTGGTTTGCTAGAATTAAATCAGACATTGGACAACTTAAAGAGATCATGTGGTTAGCTGATGCAAGAATCAGTAATACTACAAACTATGACTATGTGTTTGCATATGTTGGTAAAATAGTAAATGAATCTCCATCAAACTTCCTAAAATTAGTACAAGATCCTCATAAAGATTCTAAATTGCTTTTAATGAGAGCAACTAAAGTAGGATCTCTTGTATTATCTAAAGAAAAAACATATCAATTCCTAGATGGTAAAGATATTGGACCAACAACTCAAGCTATTAAATGGGTTGAGAATCCAGAAAACTTTGCTATTGTAGAAAGACTTAAAGAGCAATCAGGTTATGACAGCTAATCAAATGTGGGAAAATGTACTAGTGACTTATGACGCACTTTATTCACAAAGTGCTCCTGGGTTTGTTGACCCTGAAGCTAGTATACTTTTAACTAAAGCACAATGGTATTATATTCTTCAAAGGTTAAACCCTAAAAGTAATAGAAACATGGAAGGATTTGAGGAAACTGAAATAAGAATCCAAGGACTCTCTGCATTAGTTAAAGACTCACAGGATGCTAATCCACCTATTATTGAATTACCCGACAACCAACAAACTGGTACATTGCCTGGAGAAAAACTCTGGGCATTACCAGTTGATTTTATGATTACAATTTATGAAGGTTGTATTACAAATATTCCACAATGTGGAACTACGAATACCTTTAATAGAATTATGACTATCCCCATCTCGCATGATGAGTATAATCTTAATTATTATAATCCTTATAAAAAACCATTTACTGATGGTACAGAAGGTATTATATGGAGATTAGAACACGGTAGAAAACCTGTTAATGGTACTGAAAGAAAGATCCATGGTCTTATTACTGATAGTACTCCTCCTGATGATTTTGCAGTTACTGAATACTATTTAAGATATATTAAAACACCGTCTGATATAGTAGTAAATCTTAATAATCCAGCATCACAAGTTGATTGTGAATTAGATTCTCTAACTCACCAAGGAATTTGTGATATTGCTGTAAAATTACTGTCTGCTGCAGTAAGAGAACAAATACCAATTAACCAACTCACGGCAGATGTTTTGGAATAAAAAAAACAATTATATTTGTAAAACAAAAACAAACAACAAATTAACATTTTAAAAAAATGGCTTTAGATTCAAAAAATAACATTAAGAGTGTATTTATTTTTCCAACACAGGCAACTGTACCTGCAGCTGGAACAAAAGTAACTCCAGGTTCAATTGCATTAAATTCAGTAGTAATCACTAATATGTCTAATGAAGTGCTAAATACTTCTGCTGCAGGTGCATTTGATCCAACTCTTTTTGATAAAATCAAAATTATCAAAGATCGTGGTGCTAATAACCCACTACAACAAGTAATTCTCAAAAGAGGAGAAATTGTTTCTGCTACATCTGTAGCAGGTAGACTAGCTTCAGAACAAGTAACTTTTATTGGTTCTAACGGTGCTACTGGTTCAATCGCAGGATTAACTGCTAATACTTTTTATGAAGTAAAACTTGAGCATGTACCTAACCAATTTGCTTATGGTAAGCGTCCTGCTAACTATAAGTATGGTACTTGGAAATCTGGTACTACTGCTCCAACTCAAGCTGATGTAGCTAATGGTATTGTAGCATCACTAGTACAAAACTTTATTCCAAACAGAACTACTGACTGGAGAGTATTTTCAGAAGTAACTAATTCTGGTGCAAGAACAGCAGCAACGCTTACCGCAGCAGTAACACTTACTTTTACTAAATATTCTAAGTTTGTAACAGCATCTGCTGCTACTGCATCAACAAATATTGTTGCTGGAGATTATGTAGCAATTGATGCAACAGTTTCAACAGGTGTTTACAAAGTAGCATCTAAAGATGCAGGTGGAAATCTAGTTCTTGATATTCCATATCAAGGAGAAACTACTACTATCACTGCTGCTACTAATAATATCCGTATTGTTGCTGCAACAGCTAATGCTGCTAATTTTGGTATCAAAATTACTGGTGTTAAACAAAAGTACGATGTTAACCGTTGGAGACAATATGACAAAGTTAGATTTAATCCATTTATTAATGAAGCATTTAATGGTACTAGTGTAGTAACTACTGCTGCATTTGATGGAGTAGCTGTTTATGAGCAAGTTGCTAATGATGAGTATATCTCTTGGGGTGATGAAGGTCAAGTATTTGTTGATCAAGTTCCACCATTGTTCCGTGAACAAGATGCTGTGGTTGGTCAACAATATCAACCAGCTCTAATTGGATGGGTAGATAGACTTCCTTCACTTATTGGTGCGGGTGAAAACAAAGGACAAGCTATTGTTTATTTTGCTGGTGGTACTGGTACTTCAACTTATACCCCTACTGCAGGTCAGTTACAAGCAGCTTTTATCACTACTTTTAACCTATGGTCAAATGTAGATTTACCTACTACTTTCGTATTCTAATAACAATTAATCTCTAGATAAGGATAGTGAAAGACCTAGTTTTACAATTAGGTTTTTCACTATTTTTGTTTACAATAAAACCTATAATATAAAATGGCATTTATACCAACAATATCTGCATGTCTTAATGGATGTACAGGTATAACAATTAATGATACTACTGGGTTTTTTAATAGTGATACTAATCCTTTTGCATGGAATGATGATACTACTGTATGGAGAACTGATATAGATGATCCTTATGTAATAGCAGCAACTATATCAATATCATTGAATGATAGTACACCTACAGTATTCAATGTCTTACCTGCTGTGCAGGCTGCAGTATTTCCTGTATTTGAATTATATAATTATTCTCCTGTAGACAGTTCAGGTAACTCAACACTTCAAGATGGTTATTACAATATTGTTTATACTGTTACAGATAGTACAGAAGAAGTATATGAAACTGAAATAGAATTTGTAGTATACTGTAATGTAGCTTGCTGTGTATCCAAACTAGCAGCTAAAGTAGCTGAAGAATTATGTAATCACTGTGACTCAGATGCTTACAATGATTTCTTAATTGCAGATGGTATTTTACAATCTTTAAAAGCAGTAGCAGAATCATTAGGTACTCAAGAATTTATCAAACTATTAACAAAACTTCAAAAACTTTGTAATCAAACTTCAGCTGGTGGTTGTGGTTGTGGTTGCAGCTAAAAACTTATATAAATATGTGTTCATGTTCAGGCAATTGTAATTGCAATTCAACAACAATACCTAGAGGACCTGCGGGTCCTCAAGGACCTTCTGGTAGTATATCAGTAGGAGAAGTAACTTCTTTACCATTTGGATCTGAGCCTACAGTAACTAATTCAGGTACAACTTCATCTGCAATTTTTAATTTTGGTATTCCAGAAGGAGAGCAAGGTATCCAAGGGGAAACTGGAGAACAAGGAGTACAAGGTATTCCTGGTGTAAATGGTATAACAAGATTATTCTCAAGTACTACTGGGTTTTCTTCTCCTTCAGCAGGTTCTGGTACATTATTACTAAGTGCCCCTATTCCTGCAAATACATTAAATGCTGATGGAAAAGCTTTAAAAATAACAATGTATTGGAGAAATGCTTTTGTTTCTGCAACTCCAAATGAAACAGCTCTTGGAATCACTTTTGATAGTGATAACACTTGCGTTGGTTCTGGTTCAGGTTTAATTTACTTATATACAAGTAATGTAGTTCCTTTTAGCGGTGTATATACACTTGAAATTATTAGAACAGGAGGAACAACTGCAGTTGCTTATACTAGTGTTTCAAATACAGATACGGTAAATGGAAATGCGTACACTGAAAAATTAAATTTACTAGGGCTTGATTTTACAGCTATAAACAACTTAAGTGTAAATTTTGCACAATCTACTGGTTTTGATGCAGAAGTTACTGGCTTTTTTGTTGACTTAATTTTACCATAAAAACTTAATTTAATATATGATACTTACTACATCTAAAATACAAACAGCTATAATTAAAGCATGGTATTCAATTGCATTAAAAGCAGTTAAGTATTATGGTGGATTAGCTGTAGGTATAAATAATTCTTGTTTGTTAAAACAGATTAGATTACTTAGAGCTTACGTTGAAATTCTTAGAAACTTTAAAATAGTAGGTAGTACTATTACTTGTAGTTGTTGTATAGAAGGTGATTATACTGTATTACTAAATGAACTATCAGAATTAACTGAAGCTAAAATTCAGTTTGGTTGTGATAATAGTGGTAGTATGTATTACAATGAAATAAGCTATCCTTTTACTTACTTCTATGATAGCGATAATCAAAAGATAGTAATTCAATTTTCTACTCTAATAGACCCAAGTACAGAAGATCCTTATGTATTAAATCTAGATGGTGTAGCTTTTACAGATAACTGTAGTTTTGAACCTAATACAATATCACCTATTGAAGTAGCTGTTATTGAAGAAGTAACAGATGATCCTGTTACTGCAGATAATATATATGGTGATTGGGATGGTAATATAACTATCTATGAACCTGATGGTGTAACTCCTTTAGATATTCTTAATAATCCACTTACAATACCTGTAGATATTATAGACAACCCTCAAGAAATTGTTAATAAGTGGAATAGTGAAGGTCCTGAAGACTGGTTAATGTTATATGATGGTACTCAGTTTACAATGTTAACTCCATTTGATGGTACTGATTATTCAGGCTATAAAGTTGTATTTAGTCAATATGAAGGTGGGCAAGATTCTTTAGCACTTAGAACTTTATCTACATTTATACCCCAACCATTTGTAACAGAAGGTACAAGAGCATCTACTCTTGTTGATATACCTAATACATTTGTAGGTAGTGTACCAGCAACATCTGTTATAGAACCAGCTATTTCTCAACCATTTGTTACAGAATTTGTACTAGCTAGAGCTGAAATAATCATACCTAATACAATATTTAGTACTGTACAAGCAGCAGCTACCATGACTATTGATGTAGAAGATGAAGCTATGTTTGGTACAACAAACCCATCAAATCAATTTTTTGTTTATACAAATGGTGGTTTTACTATAATGTTTAGTCACACAGGACCTTATACAGATCCTGCTGCATTAGTATCAGGTTTTAATGCTAATAATGGAAATGGGTTTACGATGAGTTATGTAGGACCATCTCCTACTTCAGGGTTTTCTAGATTTCAAGTAGCAAGTCCTATTAGTGGACAGCCATTTAACAATGGTGTTATAAATATAATTTATACTGCTGCTGTTATTTATCAAAATAATTCTGGTACATTCTCAGGAGGTAAGTCTATTAAACCTTTATCTTTAACTGTAGAAGATACAATTGGGTTAACCTATAGTGTAACAGCACCATCTTTTAGTGATGTTCAAGATTTTATTACAGATTTTAATACTACTTTAGCAGGAAGTTATACTGTATCTTTAGGTATTAGTAATCCAGGAACTAGCCGTTTAGTATTTACACCAGCTGGTCCATTTACAGCTGTATATAACAATACTCCTTTAACATTTACAGCAGTAGATCCTACATATGCAGGTGGAACATATATTAATTCTAATAACTACAAAGGAGGTATTGATACTACAGAATGTACTTACCTTTTAGAACTTTATGATTCTTCTAATGTTTTGGTACTACCTGTAATTGAAAATACAACACCTACAATTTACACATCTGTAGCAGATATAGCGGCTGACATTCAAACTAACATTGATAACACTTATGTATTTGGTATAGGTGTTAACGCTAATAATGAAATAACAACAAACTTTCCATACCCATTTGAACTACCACAATCTTTGATATGTGATACTTACAATGGTTATTATTTCAAATTATTTATTAATTATACAAGTGCTGAATATTCTGATTATTCTAGCGATAATTCTACTATTAGTGGGGGAATAAATGCTGTATCAAATAAATATGACATTAGTGATAATCTTAATGCAATATTTTCAAGAACTGCTGACTCTTACAACTACCCAAATGGCTCAGAAATAGAGAACGGTCTTATACCTGATTTTAATACTAATCCTTTATTATATGAAGCAGAGTATGCAGGTAGTGGTGATCCTATTGCTGAAACTCCATCTACTGTTTTAAATGCTTTTATAACTGAATTGACGGCAGCTGGTATTTCAAATGGTCAAGAAATTAACGCATATTTAGATGATTTTGAATTGGGTAAATACCAAGCTCCAATTACAGGGGGTTTACCTTCATATGCTACTATGATTTCAAATTTAAACAGTAATATTGTTAGTAACAATTATGTACTAGGGCTTACATCTAGTTTTACAGGTCCAGGAATTTTTCAAGAGTCACCACCTAATGAAGCAGCTGCCTATAATGGTAAACTATTAAAAATTAATAAAGTAAGATATACAGCTTCAACAGTAACTCTTAACTTTGGGTCTGCTCTTCCTAATACATCCTTTTTTATAAAGGTAGGTGATGCTAATATTTGTATATACAGCCAATCCTCATTTAAACTTGGTTCTGAAGTAGCTTTGTTAGTAGAAGATTCAATAAGTTTTTTAGGAGGAGGTTATACTGCAATAGCAACAGGATCTTCAGTTGTTATAACTGCACCACCTTTTACAGGTAGTTCACTAAACGGGTTTCCACTTAGTCTATTAGTTGTTAGTGGTACTGTTATAGTAAACACTGTACCATATTCAACTGCTCCATTAATTAATATTAGTTCTTTTACAGGAGGTTCTACAACAACTTCTTTGATTAAAGAAGAATCTTTTGAAGGTGGTTTGGCTTCTATATCAACAACAAAAGTTAGATTTTATTCTCCAATACAGCCTCTTACTACACCAGTATTTGGTACAGGTAATTGGGTATATAATGGTTTTATTCTAACATATGATTACAACACAAGTGAGTATGTTATAAATGGGGTTTTTGATAATGGTATAGATCCTACTGTAGGACAATTTACTGCTGAAGTATTAGAAGCTGATTTAGATCCTTATGCTACTTTATATGATGATTTACCACCTCAAAATTATACAAGTAGACAAGCACTAGTAGATAGTTTCAACGCTAGTCCAGATAACTTAGACTTTCAAATTAAATTACCTTTAGTTGGTAATGTAGTTCAGTTTTTATCACCCCCTGATAGTTTTAGTTTCTTTAATGGCTATATATTTAGATATTCATATGATTATGTATCTCCACAATATACAGATTATGTAAATGTTAATTCAACATTTATTAATGGTGTAGATCCTACATTAACACCTTATGAAGGTACTTTTGATGAAGGTAATATTGGACTATTTGTTAATGATAACCCTTGTGAAGAAACTACAGCTGAGCAAGAGTGTTTAACTAATAAACAAGTTTCAGATATTATCAACCATATTAATAAACTAGTAAAATAATAAATGGCATTTTTTGGTAACAAAAGAAAGGATTTCAGTATCCAACCTCCTAGACAGCAGGTTGATGGAACTCCTTTTTTTGTTACTGACAGTGCTAATATAGATTTTACATTAGAGAATTTAAACCTAACTGCTAATCTAACTCCAACAGGAGTTACATCAGGAACCTATGGTAGTTCTACTCGTATACCTATTTTACAAGTAGATCAATGGGGTAGAATAACAGGAGTTACTACAACTACATTTTCAGCAGCAGGTATAACATTAGAAACTAATGGTACTCCAAATCCTGTACAAACACTACTAAATTTAGTAGCTGGAACTAATATGACTATCACTGATGATGGTCTAGGTAACATTACTTTTAGTTCTATTGGTGGAGGAGGTTCAGGAACAGTAACATCTGTAGGCACAGGAACAGGTCTGACAGGTGGTCCTATAACAAACACAGGTACAATATCCTTAAACTCAAAACTTGCACCTGCTGATACTCTTGTAGGAAATGCAGGTAAATTTCTTAGAGTAAACTTAGGAGAATCTGCTGTAGAGTATGCTGATGTAGCAAGTGGAGGTGGGGGTGGAGGTAGAAGTTACTATCTAAATGGAAGTGTTATTCAAGGAACATTTGGAGGTATAGTTGACATGAGGCAGATGAGCCCAGTTCCTGTAATTGGAGCTGGTACTGACTTTACTATAAACACAAATGGATATATTAAGAGTTTTATAACAGATGCTGGAGATCCTAACAAGGCTGTAATCCCTGCTGGTAACTGGAACTTTGAGTTATGGTTTAGTGCTAACAGTAATGGTGGAAGCCCTAGTTTTTACGTAGAACTTTCTAAATATGATACAGTAGGTGGTACATTTACTCCTATTACAACAAGCTCTGCAACTCCAGAAGGCATTACTAATGGAACAGCAATAGATCTTTACTTTACAGCACTTAGTGTTCCTCAGACTACTCTTGCTTTAACAGATAGACTTGCTGTAAGAATCTTTGTAAACAACAGTAGTAGAACAATTACACTACATACCCAAGGACCTCACCTCAGTCAAATAATCACAGACTTTCCATCAGGTATTAATTCTCTTAATGGGCTAACAGCATTTGTACAAAACTTTGCAACTCCAGGTACATCAGGAACAGCACCTAATTGGAGTTCTGTTTTAGATGCTCATACATTAAACATACCATTAGCTAGTGCAGCAGGAGTTACGGCAGGGTTGATTAGTAAAGCTGAGTTTGATACTTTTAATGGTAAGCAAGATGCTATAACATTAACTACAACAGGAACAAGTGGTCCTGCTACATTAACAGGAGCCACATTAAACATTCCTCAGTATAGTAGTAGTGGTGGAAATTCAATAGGAGAATTAACAGGTGATGTAACTGCTGGTCCTGCAACAAGTTCTTCTGAAAGTGTTGTTTCAACATTAAAGACAAATTTAAAGGTCGGTTCTTGTGGTGTTACATTTGATGGAGGTAGTCAGGTTATATTAAATGGTAAGACAGCCTATGTTCAGATACCTTATAACGGCACATTAGGTGCATGGTCAATGGTAGCTGACCAAGCAGGTGCTTGTACCATTACAGTTAGCAAAGGTACTTATACTGGATTTCCTACATCTTCTGCTGTTTATTCTACAAATCCTGCAATTCCAGCAGGTTTTCAGAAGGCAACAAATGCAGGAGCTTATAATCCAGGTATGTCTACCATTACAGCAGGAGATGTTCTTAAATTTGACATATCAGCAATTTCATCAATTACTTGGGTAAATCTTTCAATATCAATAACTAAAATATGACCTATAAAATACTTTCTTCAAGAACTACGCCTGATGGCACTTTGTTTATAAATGTTGAGTTCAACATAGATGGCGAGATTCATGTTAATGAAATCGCTGTGAGTTTACCTTCCGCAGCTCAGGAAGCAACCCAAGCTATTGTGAATTATGCAAATAGCTACAAGTGGAGAAAAGATGCATTAGCCAATCTTCCAAATGTAGTTTCAGCTTTACCTTTAAACCAAGAAATAACTATTGAGTAATGGCTGTCAAGACTTGGACGGGCGCAGGGGCTAATGAAAACTGGAACACTGGTGGAAACTGGAGTGGTGGAACTATCCCTGCTGCGGGGGATGATATTATTTTTGATGGTGTAGCTCCTAACGGTAATAAAAACTGCACTCTCAATGTTGGTTTTAATGCCCTTAGTGCGAATTTTACAGGCTACACAGGCACGTTTACGTTTGGGGCTTCTTTTACAATAACATCCGGCACGATTACTTTAGGCTCTGGGTCGTCCTATGCGACAAACGCAACTCCAACATCCTACACCTTGACCGTTGCGGGAACAAACCCCGGATTGGTAAGCAATAATAAAATACTACCTGTTAATTTACTTGTAAACTTATCTGGAAGCACTTTTACGCTAACAGGAAATGCTGATTTTCAAGGAAATTTAACAGCAGCCGCCACTGGTCATAATATAAAAGCAGCAACTGGCACTACCGTAGATTTAAGGACTGGTGGTAACATAACCCTTGGTGCTTGTAACATAAATACTACAGATCATGTTACCATTAAGGGATATGGAACATCAAGAACATATTCTTCAAACTCTGTATGCTTCAATGTTCGCGCTTCCTTTGTGTCTGGAAGCACTTACACATCGCTAGGGAACGCAGGGTTAGCTGGAACTAGCTTTCTTACAGTTGAGTCTGGAGGTCAATTCAATGCTGTTTCGACTCATAGTTTTTCTAACGGAGGCAATCTAACTGTTTCGGGTTTTAATGCTTCTAATAACTCAGATTTTTATGGATATACAAGTGGATCTCTGATCTTAGCTAATGATACAGTTATAAAGTCTTTTATAACCATACAAGCAACAACAATAGTCATAACTTCTGTAGGATCTGCAAAATTATTGCTTGAAGGCAATTTTATAGCTACAGGTGGCGGTAACTGCACTATCGACAGACTAGAGTTCTCTGGAACCACAGCTAGTAATATTACAGCTGTAACGGCTAGCAATCTTCAAATAAAAGAGTTTATAATCAATAAGACTGCAGGAGGCAGTGTTAACTTTAACTCAAATGGAATCTTTGGCTTATTTGTGCCAAGCGGATTGTCTTATTCATTCACCCACACATCAGGAACAGTGACCCAAAACTCAACCTGTATTGTTAGATTTTGGTGCAATAATGCTGCATCAACAATGACATATAGCGCCACAAATTTAAACTTTAGGTATTTAGAGTTTCTTGGGGGAGTTTTGAATTTGAACAGTGAATTGCTTGCAAATACTCTTAGGATAACGCCACAATCCGCTGCTTTTTCTACGTCAATAACATCAAGCACTACATTTGGATTTACTGTTGAGAATCTTCTAGTAATAAATGCCTCTGGAGTGGCTAGACCAATCACATTAAAGTCAGCAGTGGTGGTATATAGTGTTACCGCCAACTTAACTATGTTAACAACTGTAGCAGCGGCTGTGGTGACATTAAATGCTTCTTCGGCTGGGGTAAGGGCGATATTCAATCTTGAAAACTCTGCAACTCAGACGGTAGAATATGTCAACGCAACAGATATTGATAGCTCTGGCACAGGTGGTGTTTTGCCTTATTCTAAGCAGACGATATACTCATTCGGAGGAACAATAGCTCCTACAACTATTAACTGGAGTACAGGCAGCCAGCCTCCGCCATTAGCTGCTAAGGTTACGGTAGCTTATACCTTTGTTAACTAACTCACTATGAAATATCTAGTTTTTGCATTAGCCCTTTTATCAATAATACTAACAGCTCAACAACCTGAGCCCTTAGTACAGAAAGATATTAAGATACAGCCTATTGTTGAAAACTTAGAGATGGGTGAAAAGTATTGGTATGTACAGACTATAAAGATTTACTATAAAGATACTATAGGATTTAAGCCTATTTCTTTTAGAAGAGGAGATCCATTAACTAGTAGATGTTCAGATTCAACATTTGTGACATTCATATCTAGAGGAGACTCATTATCTACATACAGCATTAGAAGGTTGTCTTGTGAAATAGTAGCATATTTTAACCTAAATTCATATGAAATAAGATGGTTAAAAGAGCATTTAATAGATAAGATTGTTATTAGAAACATTGTTACAGATAACTCTTATATAGTATATATCAATGATACAACCTATTTATATGAAGTACTTAATAAGTATAATTCTATTAATCATAAGTAATGCAATACAGTCTCAATGTAATGTAATTAATGCAGGTAATGATATAACTCTTGACTGTAATAACTGTCAAACATTAACAGCTAACTATACACAGACTAGAGCTACAAATGCTTATTTAATAACACCAATACCATATAACCCATTACCATATACTACTGGTACTATATACAACATAGCTGTTGATGATAGGTGGTCTAATGTTGTAACCCTACCATTTGAGTTCTGTTTTTTCAATCAAACATATACACAGTATGTTATTGGAACTAATGGTATTATATCATTTAATACAGCTTATGCAGGATTATATTGTCCATGGGCTTTTAGTGTACCAATACCTAACAATAATCCTAATCCACCACCAGGATTTCCTAGACCTATGATAGGACTTTACCATGATATAGATCCTTCATTAGGTGGTGAAGTTAGATATGGTGTTACAGGTGTGTATCCATGTAGAAAATTAGTCATTAGTTTTAATGATGTTTCACACTTTAATTGTCCAATACAAAGATCTAAATTTCAGATAATTCTATTTGAGCTAAGTAACATAATAGAAATACATGTAGAAAGAAAGCAAACCTGTGGTTCTTGGAATGGTGGTAGAGCTTGCCTTGGTATTCAGAATGCAGCTGGTAGTATAGCCTATGCACCTACAGGTAGAAATACTGCAAACTATACTATCAATACTCCTGAAGCTTGGAGGTTTAGTCCTAATGGTGTAGTTAATAGTGTATTTAGTTGGTTAGATAGTGGTGGTAATATTTTAGGTACTAACTCCCAACTAGTAGTTTGTAACCCAAATTCATATATTGCTGAGGTTAAGTATAACTGTGGTTCTAATACCATAGAATATTATGATACTGTAAATGTGGGTATTAACACCTATGACCTTCCAATTATACACTCAGATTAGGTATATCAAAGGATTTATTTATTAATTATATTTGTTAAAAGATTTTTTATGAAAAATTTGCTATTCTCAATTGTTATTTTATTGACTAGTTTAACAGCTTATAGTCAAGTACCAACGCCTAATGCTGCTAATGGTCAGACTGTTTGTCCAAATGAAACCCATTTCTATGGAGATCAAGTTATTGATCCTACGTCAACTTACCAATTTAGTATTGTACCTGTGCAACCATTTACAGTATCTTCCCAGCAGATTCAAGTTACTTGGACTACACCTGGTGTATATACTATGACAATGATTGAGACAAATGCTTCTGGCTGCCAGTTTACAACTACTGCTCAAATTACTGTACAGAATGCTGTAACAGCTACTATTGATCCTATTGTAGTATGTGAAGGTGGTAATGTTCAGAACATTACAGGGCAAAACCTAGGTACTACTCCTGTATTTAGTGGTACAGGAGTTTCAGGAACAACATTTAATCCTTCTGGATTGCTTGCAGGAAACTATACTATTACTGTAACATCACAGACAGCTGGTGGCTGTCCTATTACTGGTACTGGTACTGTAACTGTAGAACCATTACCTACTGGAATTATATATACTGACTGATGAAATATTTCATACTATTATTATTTATAAGCATAAAACTGAGTGCACAGCCTGTATATGAACTATGTGGTGCTGAGATTCAGAAGGAAATAAGGGCTAACACTTCATCTAATATTAGTTGGAGTGTTATTCCTTTAATACCATACCAAGTAAATAATGATGTTATGACAATTACCTTCAAAGATTTAGGTACTTATGTAATAACAGCTACTTTTAGTAATGATGCATGTTATTCAAATGACAAAATAGTAATAAAAATCATTGAATGTAAAGAAACATTTATATGGATACCAACAGCTTTTACTCCAAATGGTGATGGTGATAATGAAGAGTTTGGTGCATATGGTATAAACATAGTTGATTTTAAGATGGCTATTTGGAATAGGTGGGGAGAAATGGTATTCTTTTCTCATGATCTAAACAAAAGATGGGATGGTACTTATAACAATAGAATTTGTGAGGATGATGTATATACTTATAAGATGTATTATAAAGATATAAACAATAAATACCATGAAAAAATTGGTAGAGTAACATTAATTAAATAACCTAACCTATGGAACAACCTATTCTTTTAGCCTTAATTGCACTGGGTTCAGCAATCCTAACAGTAACTATCCCTAGACTTTTTAGTAAAAAAAGGGATGCTGTAGAAATGTATGCTGAAATTCAAAATAAGCTTTATAGTGAAATTGATAGACTTGAAAAGAAAATAAATCTTTTAGAACAAAAAGAGGAAGAATCCTATTTAATAGAAGAAAAACTAACTAAGAGAATATCTGAGTTAGAACAAGAGAACTTAAGACAAGCAATTGAAATAGAAAGACTGAAAATAGAACTTAAACAATATGTTAAACAAAACTAAACAAATGTTCATAGAATCTTTTAAAGGTAGTAATGGTAAGATAGATCATAAAAGACTTACTGTATTTGCTTTTGTAATAATGTTTGCTGTTACATTAGCAATTGTACTTTATAAGAAGAATGAAATACCAAATAAAGCATTGGTAGAATATGCTATGATTACAATGACTTCTGTAATACTAGGAGGAATGGGATTAACAAAACTTAAAAACAAAGATGTAAAAAATGAAACTGAGTAGAAATTTTACACTGTCTGAAATGGTTAAATCACCATCAGCAGTAAGGTGGGGATTTGATGAGCAATTTAATCCTCCACAAGATATTATAAACAACCTGACATTACTTTGTGTTAAAGTACTCCAGCCAATTAGAGATTATCTAAAAGCAGGTATTACAGTAACTTCTGGTTACAGATGTCCTAGATTAAATGCTAAGATAGGTGGAGCTTATACTGTAATTAATGGTAAACCAGTACAAACTTCTCAACACTGTTATGGACAAGCTGCTGATATTAACTTTATTAAAGATGGTAAAGAGTTTAATGGTTCTATTGTAGTAGCAATTAAAGAACTAGCAAGTGATCCTTCTTTTGAGTTTGATCAGTGTATATTAGAATTTGGTACTGATGATAACCCTTCATGGATTCACATTTCTTATGTTGAAGGTAAGAACAGAAACCAAGTATTAAGAGCATATAAGTCTGGTAAGAAAACATTATATAAAACCTGGGCACTATGAAAAAGAAATCTTGGTTTACCATTGAAAGAGTAACAATACTTGTATTGCTGGCTTTGCTATTCTTATTACAGCAGTGTCATAAGTCTTGTCCTACAGAACCAAGGGAAATTATTAAAACTGAGATAATTAGGACATCTGATACTACTGTTGTAACTAAAGTTGATACATTTACTAAGTATGTAAAACTAGATGTACCTGTACCTATTCCTTATCCAGAGGATACTACAATCAATCTATATACTCAAGAGTACAGTGATAGTAATCTAGATGCTACTTTCATCAATAAAATTGATGGTACATTGGTAGAATCTAACTTTAATTACAAGTTAAAAATACCTAAAGAGATACTTACAACTATTACTCACACTGATAGTGTTATTAGGTATGTTAAAACTACTAAGAATATACTTGCAATTAATGGTATATTTATGGGTAGTCAGTATGCAAATACCTTTGAAGCAGGTGTAGGTATATCATATTATCATAAAAAAGGCTATATTTACCAACTAAATTATTTACCACTAACTAAATCAGTTATGGTAGGTTTTTCTTATCAATTAAATAAAGACCATGATTAGTTTAAACCAGATGATTTACCAAATCTATGAGGATCTTCAGATAACAGCTGATGATACTACATTAGATAAACGTCTAATTAAAGACCTTATTAACCAAGAAAGGGCTAATTGGATTAGAAAAGAGCATAATAAAAACAGGAGTATTGATGATAATATCATTCAAGACCTAGGTTGTGTTGAGCTTGATTTAGTTAATAGGCAGTCTGACAGGTGTTGTGAGGTATTTGTAGACTGTAAAATACTAAAAAGTAAACAACCAATACCTAACGCTATTGAATTAAACCATGAAAAGACTATTACGAGAATTAGCTCTGTGGATTTTATGTCTATTCCTATTTATTTTATGGATTACGATCATGCTGTTTACTACGGAAATGGTAGATATAATACTAAAGCACTAGGAGCATTCCTTAAAAATAACTATTTATACATAGTTTACAACAAAGGTAACTTTAACAAACTATTACAGTTTGTAAATCTACAAGGAGTATTTGAGGATCCTACTGAAGCAGCTAAGTTTATTAGCTGTGATACTCAACAACCATGTTTTAACTGGAATTCACGTTATCCAATTAATGCTTGGATGTGGCAAACGCTTGTTAAACCAGCTGTTCTTAATGAACTAAGAACTAAGAGAACACTTTATATAGATCAAAATAACAACTCTAAGGATGATAATATCCCTAGTGTAGCAGCAAACTATACCCAAGCAGGTACAGATCCTGGTCAAAATAAACAATCACAAGAATAATGATAAGCAGAAAGAACTCTAAAAATAAGTTTAATGTAGACCTAGGCTATGATGATATATATGATCACTATAAGCAGTTCTCTCCTATTCCACTAGATAAGAAAACACATAATAAAGTATTTACTGATATATTTGATAAGATGATGAATCTTATTATTAAGGAAGGTTACAGTCTTAAGTTTCCAAATAAGTTTGGGGATCTTGAAATACAGAAGAAAAAACAGAAAATAGTATATAATGAAGATGGTGCTGTAAACAGAATATGTTATAAAGTAGACTGGCTTGCAACTAAACAACACTGGAAACAAGTGTATGGTGACTTGTCTGCTGAACAATTAAAAGAAATTAAAGGTAAAACTAGAGTATACTGTAAGAACAAGTATAGAATGTCTTTCAAATATATTAAGGATAATGCTAAATATAAGGCTAAGTCTGTTATAATGTTTATCCCTAACAGAAAATGGTGTAGAGAATTAGCAACACACTTAAAAACAAATCCTTACCAAACAGATTATAAAGAACAATAATTATGGATAATAATAAAAAACGCTGGGAAAAATCAGAAACAACTGATGGTGTAACCAAAAGAGTTTGTGTAGAACAAGTTGAAAATGGTTTTGTAATTACCATGGAGAAATATGGTTCATCTGGTGAAGATGAGAAATACACTAGTGAGTGTAAGAAGTATATCTCTAAGAAAAACCCCCTTGAAGGAACATCTCCCAAAACAGAAGAAGAGTCTTATGAAGATAAGATTCTTGATGGACTAGAAAACTTATCATTCTAATAATAAATAACTATGGCAATCTCTGGAAAACACGTTAGTCTTAAAACCATTGTAGAAAGAGTCTACATGGATTTTGGCTTTAATTATAGCCTATCATTCACTGAAGCAGCTGAATGGGCAGGTAGTATTATGGCTTTATTGAAAGTTCCTTTGACTTTACAGAATAAAGTAGAGGAGATTGAAATCCATGAATCAAGAGGTAATTTACCTTGTGATTTAGAATCTATTATACAAACAGCTAGAATGGTAGAGCAAGGTAGTGATGGTTGTACAGCAATGGTAATCTCTACATTAGATAGAGGTACTGAGTTTGTGGAAGTTTCAGCAATAGATATTGTAAATAGAAAGTTTAAACTTTGTGGTTGTAACTCTTTTACATCTTGTGATGAATGTACTCCAGAAGGTTGTGAACCTAGAAAACCTATTATTAGATCTGCAGGCGGTAATTTAGCCACACCTAGATATAGGCTAGAACCTATGAGATGGGCTACTGATACCTTCCATACAAAACAACACTCTACTGATTATGACTTTTACTGTAAATCAGGGAGTACATATACAGTAAACAACAATTACATATTTACCAATTTTGATAAAGGTAAGATAATGATGTCTTACTTAGCTATTCCTACTGATGAAGAAGGTTATCCTTTGATACCTGCTGATGAATGGTGGAGACAAGCTGTACAGTATGAGATTGCTTACAAGATTGCTTTTAAAATGTTTGTTCAAGGTAACATTACAGATAAGGTTTATCAAACTATTGAGAAAGAAAGAGATTGGAAAGTAGCACAAGCAGTTAATAAAACTAAAACTCCTGGTATTGATGAAATGGAATCATTTAAAAACCAGTGGCTTAGACTTATACCTAAATACAACAACCACAGTAGTATGTTTAGAAATATGCAGCTACCTGAAAAAATGTTTAATCATCCATATAGATACTTTTAAAATATGCCTGCTAGTAAGAATACGTGGAACAAAGGATTAAATTCAGATTTATCCAAGTTAAAGAGTCAACCAGATAGTTACCTTAATGCTAATAACATTAGGGTAATTACTGATGAAGGTAACTCTACATTTGCTATTGAGAATGTAAAAGGTAACAAGTTCAGCTTTAGGCTACCTGTTGTTGAAGCTACTTATAAGATTGATTTTTCAGATATTTCTGGTAATGTTGTTGTTACAATAAGCAGAGGAACAGTCAGTAGAACTTTTACATTAAATAATGTTGAAAATAAGAACAATGACTTTTTAACTCAAGAAATCAATACTCAAATACAAGCATCTTCTTTACCAGATAAACAGTATGTAATTGCATATTACAATGCTAACTTTATTGTTATATATGACTTTTTACCACAATCTAGTAATAACCAAGGTATAGTTGTAAGTACATTTCCTAACTGTTCAGAGTTAAGAACTGATAGAGTAGCATCACACACTATATTAGGATGGGGTTATTATAACGATAACTTAGTAATGATAAGCTGTTTTGCTAACAGTAACTTAGAAGATCCTCAAGATACTGAAGGTTTTATATGGGATTGTAAGTATGATAATGCTACTAATGAAATTGTAAGTTCTCAAATAGAAACTCAGAACTATCTATTACCATTAGGTACTTTAAAGTATGCAGGTAAATTAAACCTGTCAAGACAGTATGCTATTAGTGAGCACTTAAAATGTAGATATGAATCTACAGAAATAATGAGATTGATATGGACAGATTGGAATCAAAACTTAAGACTTTGTAATCTATTTGATCCTCAGATATGGGCTACACCAGAAGAGTTATTCTCATATATACCTATTCACTTACCACAAAAACCTATTGTAAGTCAAGTAATTATAGGTGGTACATTACCTACAGGTAAGTATCAATACTTCTATCAACTGTTTTCTAACCAAGGAGCAGAGTCTAGCTACTCTCCAGTAAGTAATTTAATTAATTTATTTCCTGGTCAGCTATCAGATTATAAAACTACAGGTGCTAATCCTGGAATTAACTCTGATAAGTCTGTTGAAATCTTTTTACAGAATTTAGATACTAATTATGATAGTATTAGAATAGGGTATGTTGTATATCAGATACCTGATTTTCCAGAAGCTTTCTTCTTTGATGAAAGACCTGTACCACCAACTGGTGAAATAACACTAGTACATAATGGTAATGAGAATGATATTCCTGTAGACTCTGCAGATATTGCTAATCTAAACAGACCACCAGAAGTATTCAAGACTATTGATGTAGTTAGAAATAGATTATTTGCCGCTAATGCTGTAACTAAATTCTTTGATGTAGATTTTGATGCTAGAGCTTATAGATTTAATTCAAGCAATAATGCATTTCTATATGACTCTACAGATAGTTATGGAAATCCTTCAGTTGTAATTGAAGCTAGTCCTACAGGAGAAATTGAAGAAGTAATTATTGAAAATATTCCTTTAGGAGAAAACCTATTAGTAATAGAAGACACAAGAGATTTAGTTAATCCTTTTAATAATGAGGATGATACCAATATTTTAAATGATTCAGATTGGGCTGCAAATTCTCAATTTAAATACCAATCAGATGGTGTTACATTAGGAGGTACAGGACCTAACATTAGTTATGAGTTTGTTACCAGAGAAATGCAATCAAGGCTTGGTGGACCTGGTGGGTTGGTTAC